TCGGCAATTCCCCACGGATCGGCCCATGATGACTATTGAAGTTGATTCTGTGAATCCTGTCTCTCAACTTTTGGCTCGGGAAGATAAAAGTCTCCGCTCCTGAAAATCCAGTATTCTTTGTCCATCCTGTTTACTCTTGCTGCCAAAGCTAGAATTTCGATGTAGAAAGCTATGTTGAAAACGACAGAGAAAATCGTAACGACTGATAAAATCAGAGTGATTCCGGTCATAGGGGTGCCCTCCAGTAGTACTTCATATCGTTGATCTTCACCGAGTGATCACTGTCTTCCTTAGAAACAAATTCAGCAAAGATCGTTCCGGTATCATAGAGTTCTCTTCCCATTCCCCACATCACGGCGGCTCTCTTAAAAGAGCCTGATATGGCGCCTTTAAAGGGCTCAATATCGGAAGCATCAGATCCGTCTTGTTTCATCACCCAATCATTTGCAAATTTGATGGAAAGGGTGCAAATGAAGCCGCCCTCGACCTTATCAAAGCTGCACATCCAGTTGGCCGGTCCTATAACAGTATCGAGTCGTTCTTGAATGGCTCTTGCCGTTACGTAAGGAACGATAATAGCCCAGGGTTCGTTATTCTTTTCCATTCCAGATCTTTGGATTCTCCATTCGAGTTCTTCTGCTCGAAAGGGAGTGTTGAGCCTTAATTCTTCTTTTTTAGCGGATTGAGTGTTCATAGGAGCCTTCCTTTTGTGAGAAGCAAGTTTCGATCATCAAAATCAGCAACTACCCAGACGTGACGTTCACTGTGGGGTTGATCTTTCGTGGCGACAACAACGATATCGTCAATCTTGATATTTCTTGGAACCCAGAACCATTCGGAGCCGTATTCTTCCCAGAAGTCATAGGATTGATTGATGCGAGTTCCTATCCAGCGCTTTTGATCGTTGTCGACGGGGTGCCCCATCTCAACCCCAAGCACAACGCCGGGGTGCGTGACCTGAATGATCTTGTGATGCTTCACAGGCGGACTTAAATACAATTGAATGTGATTTGTCTAGCCGTCTTTTCCAGAAGTTCGTATGGGGGGAGGATTATTTGCCTTTGTTTGCAGGCCCGGTTTTCGGAAATAGTGCTCATTGAGTTCAGAGGTCAACAGAAGCATTTTCTTATAGAGTTCTTCGATCTTTTCATCAGAAGGTCTTTTTTTGATGCGGATCTTATAGGCGGACTCGTAGTAATCCTTTACGCGAGCCCACTTCGCTTCTTTGATATCAATCACTTTCGATTGCACCACTTAAAATACTCTTCGGCATCTGCTCGAGGAAGGCAAACAAGATTATTGGCCATGGAATTTGTGGCGGCCATATCAAAGTCTTTGCCGTTTTTATCGACGCAGACGAACTCTTGAGTGGGTTGATGATAAGCACATACGGCGACTTTGGGACCTTTTCCACAGGAGGAAAGGCTAACCAGAAATATCGCGCTGAAGGTCCTTAACAGCATCTCGTTTTTCCTCTTTGGTCGTTGCGGCATCCAGCTTATTAAAAGCTTCATCGATTCGATTGAGTCTGGCTTCGAGCTGAGATTTCTCAAAAAAAGCGATAAGGTTTTCAATGGCTGTAAGAAGCCGAGGAATAGCGGCAATGGCAGCAACAATTTGAGCGAACATTATTCGATGACGATCGCGCCCTTAGTGATCATTCGAAGGCCAACGCCGACGAGACCAATGGCGGTGAGAAGAATTTCATTATGGCCGTCAACCCACTCTTTAAGTGAAGGAGCGAAGCCAAGCATGGCGACGATCCCAACCAGCGAAATGATGACGTTAAGTATGATACTTTTTGACTGCCATGGTTTCTTATCCATTGATGATCCCTCCTAGGATTTCTTGAGTATCAAGAGTTCAGTATATCTCGTAAAGCATTTTTAGCATCGTCGAGTGAGCGGACCAGATAATAACGTGCTCCAGCATCGCAGGCTTGCCTCTCAAAGAGCTTTTGAGCTTCGGATTGACGTCCGATAGCGGTCTTCACTTCAAAACACGTCAGGCGGCCTTTATGGATGATCAAGATATCAGAAACCCCATTCTTTACGTAAGGGTTTACGTGCTTTCTGAATCGCTTCTTGGATGGATCGTAATATCCAGTTACGGGCTGAACCCAGAAGAATAGGCCTTTTGATTTCAGGTAGGCGCAGATCTGAAGGACGATATGCTTTTCGAGCACCTGGCTACCTTAGGATTTATTTCTTTGAGATGTAAACCAAAAGGAGTCCGACTCCGATGAGAAGTCCTGCCAAGATAAATCCGATTTCATTCAATTGAATTTGACCACCGATCAACATAGTTTTCTCCCTTTAGTGTTTCAGGGGAACGAAGTGAGCTTCATCCCCGTCGATGACGACTCCGCATCCAAGCATGGGCTTTTCGATGAGGTGTCTTCCATAAGCAAAAGCAGAGGCACCGGGATCAATCAAACAGCCAGCATTCATTGCGAAATGCCTTCTTTTCGTTTGAGAGTAGACGACCCCGGCACCTGAATGGAGATGGCCCATGACCACGGATTGTTTTGCTTTATTGTGAGCCATTCTCCAAGTTCCCGACGAAAATCCTTCCCCATGAATGTAGGAAACACGATCGCATTCGATTCCATCGGGATGAAAGCTCCATCCTTTTGGGAATTTAAAAATCTCTTCGTAGCGTTTAAAGACCCACCTGGGAAATCCGGTTGCAAAGCCTTTTCTAAAGATTCTCATGCCATGATTGCTTGAGATAACGTCAACGAACGGAAAGGCTCTTTGCCATTTCTCTAAACTTTCATTGGCGAGTTCAAGTTCATGACCAGCACTGGGAGCATCGGGATCCAGTGGAAATCTTGAGAAGGCGGCAAGATCGACTTCATCTCCCAGTTGAATGACTCGATCGGTTTTAAATCTATCTTGGATACGTTTGCAGTGATCGATCGCTTGGGGATGATCATAAGGGCAGTGAATATCTGGGATCACCAAGACTTTCGCCACTGTCTTTAAGTGTGACAGCTCATCGGGTCAATACAAGCGGAGCTAAGCGTTAAAGCATAAAAAAAGGGGCTGGAATCTTTTGATTGACTCCGAACCCCTCAAAACATTTTATTGTTTTGGGCAAGTAGAGCGAATTTAATTCGACTTTAAGTGCCTGTAAATGTTTTTAATTTAATCTCGGGCGAGGGTTTAGGAGTAAACCCATGAGGGAGATAAAAGGCCTCATATCAGAAACTCCGCGGTTGAACGGCGGCCCATACGGGGTAGTCGCATAGACGCACGACTCATATCGATCTTCTGGCTGTGACCCGTGACGGACGGCTCTGCAAGACCAGATTCTCCCGCTGAAGGGGCGATAGAGGGTAGGATGGAAAGCCTACATCATGGGGGTTTAGTCCCCTGGGTGCTTCAGGACCTTATAACTTCAAAAGAGTGTTCGAACAGGGCATAGCCCCCGATTGCCCGGCTCCCACCGGGGTAGCAGGTCCAATACTTTAAAGACTTCCCCTTACGAGAAAAGCTTTGAAAGCTTATAAATAACTTCTATCTGAAACCATCTTGTAATGCAAATGTATTTCTGATAATTCCAAGGTCATGGCAAGAATAAGTATCAGTTCGGAAGTAAAGCGAAAGATTGTCGAGCTTAAAAACTCAGGGTTAACAGCTCAAAATGTTGTTCGAGAGCTCAGTCGGCTCAAGATGTTCAGAAACAATAAGACTCCAATTCCGATAGCTACTGTTTATAACGTCATGAAAGCTGAGAGAAGATCGGTGATTCCGACACTTCCTGAGGATCCTCAATTGGTTCCTTTGAAGAGGAGGAGAAGCAGAATGATGACCCTTGAGGTTCCGCCGCCGCAGCTGACCTGTAAACTCTTTCTATTGACAGGATCTCCTGATGAAATTGCCCAGTTTTCAAGGAGTCTTTGATGAATAAGGTCATCCGCTTTTTTCCCGATTCAGATTTGCGCTGTGGTCATGATGGATTGAAAAAAATGGCCATGAGAATTGCTGGAAAGGATCCCACTCTTTTAAAGAAAGGTGAATTCATTTTTTTTGCAAATACACGACTGAATTCTTTAAAGATTTTCTGTCCTGGAAACATTATTTGTTATTTAAAGTCTCCTGATGGAAGACGCCTAGAGATGAAGACGATTCAGAATCTCCCAAATTATTTTAATGGAACGAGTTTTAATTATACATCTGCTCTTAAACAAAGTTTATTGAGCTCTGGGCTGAAGGAAGCGGCATAATTGGCTATGCGGACTTTTTATGTTTTTAAGCAATAATATGAATATTGATGAACTCACTTTAGGACAAATAAAGAAACTTAAATCTATCTTTGCGAATGAAACCTCCTGCTGTGAGGAAGATCGCGGATGGAAGATAGTCATCCTGCAGAGGGGGTGGGTTATGGTTGGAAGGCTGTTTAAGGTCGGATCCGAATATATTTTAAAAGATGGCGCTGTGATTAGGAGCTGGGGAACATCGAGGGGTCTTGGAGAAATCGCAACTGGAGGTCCGACAAGAGAGACAAAGCTTGATCCAGTGCCAGAGACAAAATTTCATGAGCTTACGGTTATCGCTCAGCTTAATGCCGAACAATCGAACTGGTGCGGAAAAATAAAATGATTCTTTTTGAAAACTCGCAAACATCTTTTGGCAATGGCAATGGCTATGGCTGTGGCGATGGCTATGGCAATGGCAATGGCGATGGCGATGGCTATGGCTATGGCGATGGCTGTGGCGATGGCTGTGGCGATGGCTATGGCGATGGCTGTGGCAATGGCTATGGCTATGACAATGGCTATGGCTATGGCAATGGCTATGGCAATGGCAATGGCGATGGCGATGGCTATGGCTGTGGCAATGGCAATGGCTGTGGCAATGGCTATGGCTATGACAATTAAGAAACTGAGGCCCTCGGAGTATATAAAATAATGTATATTTTTTCCTCACTCCTCGGGCTGTGGCTTTTGACTCCCTACGATATTCAAAACATTATTGGCCCCGTCTATCCTCACGCCTTCTCAATTGAGCAAGGGATTCAGACAAAGAGAAATTGGTGGTTAGAAAAAGGACCCCCTTTTAAAGCCTCAGAATATTATTTCATTGAAGGTAACTCAGTTACAGTTTCCGATGCAGCGGGCTCCACGACCTGGGATGGAAAAGTCGCAGATTATAACGTCGATGGATTCTGTAATGCCATTGACCTTGATGCCTTCACATCAGCTTTTGAGCTTGGAGTTCCCTGGGCTGATTTCGATGCCAACGGATTCGTCAATGGAGATGACTTCGATAAGTTCATGGATGAATTCATAAAAGGCTGTTGAGTTCGAAAAGAAACTCTTTACGCGCCATCCAATTGCATGATTTTCTTTATCCATGAGGAAAAAGAAAACCACCACTAAAGTTAACACCTCGTTTCGACTCGTTAAATTTGAGCTCGATCGCGCTCGAAAGAATGCCGATCGCCTCGGTATGAAATTCACTGAATTCGTTGAATTGGTCATCCATGACGGAAATGAGAAATATGGAACTATCACACGTTCTCCTCGTACTGCTTCTGTGCAGTAATATTGCGACCTTGGTCTGGGCGCTTAAATTCAGAATGAAAAAGCACGATAAGATCGATGCCATGGCATCTCTCATCCGTGCATTCGAAAGAAACGGGGAGATGATTCTTAAGGTAGAAAAGCTTGATCCAAGTCATTTCTTCCTTAGGAATCCTGCTCGATGATTGTTTGCATTATTGGGGGAACGGGAACCCTTGCTAAGGCCCTGATTCCTCTTTTGGTGAAAAACCCTCAAATCTCTCGCATTCGAGTTCTCTCTCGTGGAGAGCATCGTCAAATCGAGATGATGGAGGAATTCCAAGGACTCCCCATCGACTATCTCGTTGGAGATGTTCGAGATGCTGAAAGAATCAAGCGTGCTACCGAGGGCTGTAGCGTCGTCTTTCACTTCGCCGCCGTTAAATCCGTTGATGCAGCTGAGTACAATCCATGGGAAGCCGTTCTGACAAACATCGTTGGAACCAAAAACGTTATTGAAGCCTGCTATGCCAACAACGTCGAATCAGCTCTCTTTACCAGCACGGATAAAGCAGTTGAGCCACTCAACATTTACGGAGCTTCAAAGCTCTGTGCTGAAAAGCTCTTTATTCAAGCCAACATCGGAAAGCACAAGACCAAGTTTGCCGTTTGTCGCTACGGAAACGTTCTCGGATCTCAAGGATCTGTTCTCACTAAATGGAAGCGCGCCTTAGAGAAGGGTGAGAAGATCAAGATCACCGATGAAGCGATGACAAGGTTCTTCATCACTCCGCAGAAAGCCGCCGAATTAGTTAACACCTGTTATTACGAAATGCGGGGTGGTGAAGTTTTTATTCCTAAGATGAAGTCTGTCACCATGATCAATCTGGCCAGGGCCTTCATCGGAAAAGACTTTAAGCTCGATCAGGTTGAATGGATGGGAATTAGACCAGGGGAAAAGCTTCACGAAGTCTTAGTCGCTCAATCCGAAGCGTCCCTAACCACTGATGCGGGATCCAAATATATCCGATGGCCGGAACTCCAACTCTATCCGGTTCAAAAGCATGGCGATTGCATTAAAAAAGGCTTTACATCTCAGAGCGCTGATCGATTTACTGAGTCCGAACTAAAGGAGCTTTTGAGTGACGCGGGTTATCGCTGAAATTGGATCATGCCACCTCGGAATTAAAGAAGTCGCCATCAAACTCATCGATGCCGCTCAAGATGCTGGATGTTGGGCTGTAAAATTCCAACTCTTTCCAAACACGGACCAATACACAAAATCTGGAAACATCTGGCTCGATCCTGGTCTTTATTTGGAACTGCAAGACTACGCAAAAAAAAGAGAAATTCTTTGCGGGGCATCAACCTTTGATGAAGAAAACCTCCAGTTCCTTGTTGAAGAGGCTAAACCCGATTTCTATAAATTTGCTTACTCAAAAAAAGATGAGCGAGCTCTTATCAACTATGCTCTTTGTACCGCAAGACCTGTATTTGTCTCTTGTGATGTGATGACTCAGCATCTCGTTCCTAAGGGCGCTGCCACACTTTATTGCATCCCAGAATATCCCGTTCGCTATGAAGTATGCTTTGATGAGCTCTTTCCAAGATTCGATGGATTTTCGGATCATACCCTGGGAATCCAACAGTCCTTAAAAGCCATCGACTCAGGCGCAGAATATTTGGAGAAGCATATGAAGCTTGAAGGTCAAATGAGCTGTCCCGACGCTCTCTTTGCCATTGATCAATTTGAAATGAAGTCCCTCGTTAAATCGATTGGACAAACCCTCTACGTCCCCAATCACGGAGAAAATATCCATTGATTGCTCTCATCGGCGGAAATGGAAACATGGGACGCAGGTACGGGGCTTGCCTCAACGACCTCAAGCAAGATTTCAAAATCATTGATATCGAAACAGATCCCAAAGAAAGAGAAAGCATTCTCGATCATTGCAATAAAGCAATCATCTGCTCCTCAACAAGAAGTCACCTAGAACTCGTCAATGAAATGCAGCAACGAGGCATCACCTACCTTTGTGAAAAGCCCTTTGTTAAATACTATCCGACGGAATTCGATCCAGGCAGGGGTTACATCGTAAACAACTGGAGTTTTGTTATCGATCCCTGGGCCAATGGGATATTCTACAATTTCTATAACACGGGAAAAGATGGACTGCTTTGGGATGTGTGTCAGCTCATCACTCTCTCTTGCAATCTTAAAGCGTCTCTCGAAATTCAGTGCAGCTCCCCCATTTGGGATGTTCGCTTCTCCGAGAGACAAGCTCCCTATGGTCGACAGATTCATTACCGTGAAATAGAAATGAGTTACGTTCAAATGCTGAAAGCTTTCATTGAAGATGATGTAGAAAATCTTTGGACAATGGAAACAGCGCTCGATCAAATAAAGCAAGTTCAACACATCAGTTTGGAAGTGGGAGTGGCGCATGAGCAAAGTGTTATTCGGGGTTCAGGCTCGATCAAAATCGACCCGGCTACCTGGGAAGATTTTCGAAAATATCGGAGAGAAATCCGTTCTAGCGTGGGCTCATGATGCCTGCCTTGATGCTCAAAGAATCCTCAACGCTAAAGGAATCTTTTCTGACGTTGTTGTCCTTGGACCTGACGGAGATGCTGATCTTTCTCTTCACTGCTCACAAATGGGATACAAATTCTTCCTCCCTCATTGTGATGAATCCGATGTTCTCACAAGATACCTAAAAGCAGCTGAGCAATACGACTCAAGCATCATCGTTCGAATTACCGCGGATTGCTGGTTTTCCAATGCTGAAATTATTGCTGAAGTGGCAAGTCTTTGCTCTGAATTCGACTACGCTTCAAACACAGTTGCCAGGTCCTTCATTGAAGGTCTTGATGTTCAAGCCTGCACTAAAAAAGCCCTTAAATGGTTTGATAAGATTCAAAAGGAACAACGAGAGCATCCCTTTTATTTCTTCGATCGAAACGAAGTCATGAGAGAGCTCTTTGAGAAGGAGGGGTTCAAATACACTCTCTACATGAATCCTCGATGCGAATGGACTATCAAAACCTCCATCGACACGAAAGAAGATCTTGAACGAGCTCGTCATTTCGTCGCCCGACGTCATCCCGATGATTTGGTCCTTAAACAAAACAGAGGACTTTGATGAAATCAAAAAAGCCCACATCTGAATGGCAGGAACGTTCAAAAACAGTCCTCGCTCAAAATGAACCCGGAACCAACAGCAAGAGAAGTTCCCAATACGTTCGCGGGGTTTATCCAACTCATATAGAATCTGGTTATGGATGCTTTCTTATTGATCCTTGGGGCAACAGGTATATTGATTTCGTTTGTGGTCTCGGTTCAATTATTCTGGGCTATCGTCCAGCTCAAATTCTTGACGCCGTCTCTACGCAGCTCTCTAAGGGCATATCTCACTCGCTTCCATCGACACTCGAAGTCGAAGTCGCTGAACAACTTAGTGCACTTATCCCATCGGCGGAAAAAATCAGGTTCTTAAAAACAGGATCCGAAGCCTGCTCAGCTGCCATCCGTATCGCCCGAACTGCAACAGGAAGAAAACAAATACTTTCTCGCGGATACCATGGCCACTCCGATATCTTTACTTCTCTCACTGAGCCCGCTCTCGGCATTTCAGATTCCTTCAACATCAAATCTTTTAAAGAAGCCTCAGAAATCACAACAGATACAGCCGCCGTCATTGTTGAAGCCCTTGAACTGGAAGCGACTCCAAAGTGGTTTGATTACTTAAGATCCTTAAGAGAAGCATGTGATCGTACAGGCGCTCTCCTCATTTTCGATGAAGTCATCACCGGCTTTCGAACTCCAAAATTCTGTGTTTCCACCTGGATCGGCGTTAAACCAGACCTTATTTGTTTAGGAAAAGCCGTTGCCAATGGATTTCCCCTTTCCGTTGTCGCTGGAAAAAGAGAAGTCATGGACTGTGGTGAATACTTCATCTCTTCAACCTTCTCAGGAGAATGTGCATCCCTTGCCGCCGCTCAACACGTGATGACAATTATCGAAACAAAGAAGAACCTAGAGGATCTGTGGTTCTATGGTGACAGACTTAGACGCAATCTTAATGCACTCCTTCCTGAAGTGCTTTTTGAAGGCTACGGCACTCGAGCCATGCTTAATACGACAAATCCAACAACAGCTCTCTTCATGCAAGAATGCTGTAAAGCTGGAATCCTCTTCGGAAAAGCCTGGTTCTTTAATTTTGCTCACCTCGAAGAAAACATCGAAAACTTCGTCCTAAACGTCTGCTCATCTGTCGCCGAGCGCATCAAACGTGGTGAAGTGAAGCTCGAAGGATCCGCCCCCCAGGAGACGTTTAAACGCTAGAACTTGTATTTACTCCACAAACGCACTACCTTATTTGTTATAGGGAGCTGAAATGCTAACAGGTCTCATCGGTCTTATCTTCGGAATCATTATTGGATTTTCCATCCACTTTCTCTTTAAGAAAAAGAAGAAGCCTAAACCAAGAGTGTTTAGACCCGCTGAAGAATATCACGAGCCTCGACGAACTCGAGTCGTTGCCAATCTCGACCTCCAAACTCTCGAAAAAGAACTTAAAAGGCTTCAAAAAGACAATGGACCAATTTGATATCTCCGAAGAGGAGCAAAAAAAGATTGATGCCTACTTCGAAGATCTCGATCACGAAGTCACCGACCTTCCCATGGGATGGACCATGTTCTCTATCGCTGTTCCCAGAGACTTTCTCCATATTCTCTCTGAAACCCATGCTGCTTACAAACGTGCTACTGGCTCCGATAAAGACTTTCCTGCATTTGAAGCTATGATTATGGAAGCCAAGAACTCTCTTGGAGATCTCGAGTGAAAGAAAAACCACCCAAGAAGAGAAAGCCTTCCAATACTCAAAAGGGTAAACCAAAAGAGTCTAAAATATTTACCGAACTCAAAGACCAAGAGATTGCTGCTAAAGCCCTGGAGACGCTGAATGTACGAAAATGTGCAGAAGAGCTCGGGGTTCATAGGAATACTGTTTATGCTTCCATGAGGCGGGCTCTAAGCGACGATCAGATCAGGGAAGCTGTCCAGCGGTCACGAGATCGAAATATTAAAATGCTCGGCCTTTGTGACACAAAGACTCTTTCCATTCTTAAAGATCCAGATCCCGTTCAAGCCGGAAATCAAATACGACTCATCTCTTCGATTTATAAAACATTCGGAGTTTGGAAGGATGAGCCTTCAATACAGATACAAACGACAGCGCCTCTTCAGGTCGTTGTTGAAGGGGTTCAGTATGAGTTTAAAGCTTCAGAGGCCGATGAGAGCTTTCGGGATAAGCCCGTCGAAGAGAATTCAGAAAAATTATAAGGTCGTTAACGATTGCTGGGAGTGGCAGCTCAAGGTCTCATCATCTGGATATGGAGAAATATCCATCTTCGGTAAAAGCAGGTTGGTCCACAGAGTTCAATATTGTCTGAACATAGGGCCAACAAAAGGTCTCATGGTTTGTCATCGATGTGACAATCGAAAGTGCATTAATCCTAAGCATCTTTTTCTCGGGACTCACACAGACAACATGAGGGATAAAGTACGCAAGGGTCGTCATTTTTATACATATGGCCACCTAGGATACTCGAAGCTCACCACTTCTGAGGTCGTTGAAATCAGGGCTGCTAAGGTGGACGGAGTTACTTATCAAGAAATTGCGGATAAATATAAAATCTCTCTGACTCAGGCTTGGAGGATTATAAAGGGGAAGCGCTGGAGTGCCTTTACACCTTCATAAAAAACAAGGCGCAGCCTTTTTAAGCGAAAAAAAGATCACTTTATGCACTAGCGGCATTAGCGGAGGAAAGTCGTCTGTTGGCGCCCTTTGGATGCTGAGGCAAATTTCAAAGTGGTCTGGACCGGATCACGCATTCATTGTTGCTGGCCCTTCTTACAAAATCATGCAGCAATCAACCCTGCCGACTTTCTTAAAATATGCTCTTCCTTTTGGAGAATATAAATCTGGCGACGCTCAATTCGTTTTAAAAAGCGGGGCGATCATTTACTTCAGAACCTCCACAAATCCATTCTCAATAGAAGGAATCCAAAATACTCGAGCTATATGGCTGGATGAGGGTGGGCTCTGTTCTTATACCTTTTGGATAAATATTGAAGGCCGGGCGGCAAGAACCGCAGCCCCAATCATCGTTACAACCACTCCCTATGGAATGAACTGGCCTTATCAAAGTTTAATAAAGCCTCTTCGAGAGGGGAAAAGAAATGATGTTGCCCACTTCGAGTGGCTTTCAATTGATAATCCCTCATTCCCAAAGGAAGAGTATGAACGCCAAAAACAAATCCTCGATCCCAGAACCTTCAGACGTAAATACATGGGCATCCATGAACGCATGGAAGGATTGGTTTACGAAATTACAGATGAGAACTTTATGGAACCTCAGAAGCTTCCTAAGGGCACCCGATTTTTCGCTGGCGTGGATTTTGGATTCGCTGAAGGCCATGAGTTTGCTGTTATTATTCGTGCCGTTACTCCTGATGGATATCACTATGACATTGATGAGTTTAAGCAGGCAGGCATGGATCCGAACCAACAAGTGATGCTTTGTAGGTCAAAAATGGACGTGTTTCATGTGGAACGATTCTACTGTGACCCGGCGCGTCCAGATATGATCTCAGCCCTCAATAAAGCCGGTTGCGTGGCCGCAGGCTTTCATATCGGAAATGAAAACTACAAACAGATCGTTCCCGGAATCAATAAGCACATCGAGTTTATCCGCTCAGGACGGTACAAAATTATTAGGGGGGCGTGTCCTCATTTGGAAGATGAATACGAAACCTATCACTGGCCTGAATACATCGAAGGCTCAGTGGTTAAAGAAGTTCCCGTTGCCATCAACGATCACCTGATGGATGCCACGAGATACGTTACAATCGGAACTATGAACCTAAAAGTCTTTGAAGCTCCAAAACCTTTTGTGAGTCGGTCTCATGCTGTGATCGATCGTTTTGATCCCACAAAGACCTCGAAGACGAAAAGATCTTGGGAAGCCTATTAGTTTTAAGTTAGGGTTTTAAGATGCCGATTGCAACCTGCACAGTCTGCAAGCAAGCCCGAACACTTGTTGGAAGGGTTAGGTCTGAGTATTGCCGAAAATGTACTCCCAGAGAGCGCAAGTGGTGGAAGTCAATTGCTGGCTATCTTTACACAAGAGTGAATGGCACCGCCATTTATCAGCACAGACTGATCTATGAACAGTATTTGGGTAGAAAGTTGTCATCTCAAGAATGTGTTCATCACAAGAACGGAAAAAAAGACGACAATCGAATAGAAAATCTCGAACTCATGAGTGCATCAGAACATGGAAAACATCACTTTACCCCCGATAGAGGTCGTGAAATTGGACTTCTCGGGCACAAGAAAAGGTGGAACTATGCCCCCACTTTATGACTATTTCTGCCCTTCATGCCGAGCAATCGTAGAAATCATCAAATCCATGGACAACGCTGATCGAGATGAGATCCACTCTTGTGGAGCCGAGATGAGCAGATATTTTAATGCTCCTTGGCTTTCGACTTCCAATTGCATCATCGAACCTCAGAAAAACTGGGCGTTTGGCAAAACATTCACAACGAAAAATCAATTGAAAGAAGAGATTGCTCGTTACAAGGGCGAGACGGGGCGTAGACTTGAAGAGGTCGGAAACGACAACCTTTCGACGGTTAAAAAGAAATTTAAGGAATATTAATGGCGATTATCACTGAGCACGAACAGCAGACCCTTAATACGACTCCGACCCATCAAACCGAGGAAGAAAAAGATACAGTCAAAATGGTCAATGAGCTCTTTGAGAGAGCTAAGAAGTTTCGTCGAAGATACGATACTCAGTGGCACTATAACTATGAGTTCGTCGTCGGCGGAAAGCAGTGGCCCATTGAACGACCGAGATGGCGATTTAATGAAGTCGTTAACATCACTTGGGCCACGATCATGACTGAGATTGCGATCCAAACGGATAGTCGCCCCAAAGTAGAATTTGTTTCTCAAGAACTTGATGATGAAGCATTCGTTGAGGCCTTAAGAGAGGTTAACAACAGGAATTGGGACAAGTATTGTTGGTCCTCTGTTGTTCAAGATATGCTCTTTGATGCCAAGCTCTACCATGTGGCTCATGCCGAAATTGCATGGGATCCTGAACTTGAGCATGGCCTTGGAGATGTATCCTGGAGGAGACTCGATCCCTTTTATTGTTACTGGGATCCAAGAGCCGAGCAGATTAATCGACCAAGACGAGCGAGATATTTTATTTACTGTGCTCCTGTTCCAACCTCTGAGCTGAAACTCAAATATCCTCAGCATAAAGATCAGATTCGTGCCGATATCACAGACCTTACTCGGCAATCTAATTTCTCAACGGTTCAATACAGCACGATTTACACAAACGTTGATCCGTATTCTCCAACACGACTTCCATCGTCTTCGAATGTGGATGGACAGCAATATGGCGGAGAACCTCAAACTCTCTTGATGAGAGTCTGGATGCGAGATGAGGCGGTTGAAGAGATCGTTGAAGAAAAGCCTGAAGGTGAAAAAGAATACGTTCTTAAAAAGAAGTATCCTAATGGCCGATACCTTGAGATCGCGAATAACACCGTTCTTTTTGATGATGTTCCTGGCGTGATGATTGAAAAACAATGGGTTCCTTATGAGGCTCCTGATTGTTTGCCCATCGTAAAGCTCTGTAACTATCAATACCCAGGTGAATATGCGGGTGAAAACGAAGTCACTCAGACTCGTGGACCACAAAAGATTTTTAACTACATTTGGTCTTACATCATGGATTCCTTTCGAATGGCTGCGAATCCTCGCGTGGTTATCTCCAATCAATCGGGAATTGATCCTGATGAGCTTACAAACGAGCCAGGTTTAGTTGTCGAAACTAACGATATGGGCGGATATCGACAGGAACCAGGGGCTCCCATAGCTCCAGGCTCTTTTGAACTTCTCTCTCGTGCTGAAGCCATGCTCGATAAGGTTCAAGGTCTTCAAGACGTCACTCGAGGTGCTGAGCAAACAGGCATTGATTCTGGAATTATGCTTGAGGGCTATATCGAAGCTTCTCAAACACGGCCCAGAATGAAGAATCGATCGCTTGATTATGCTCTTCAAGATGCGGGCCAAATCATGCTCTACATCTATTTGCAGTTTTATACGGCTCCAAGGATCTTTAGGATCACGAACAAGCAGGGCTATCCAGAATCTATTGAGTTCTATATGGATTCGGATGACTCAGGAAACAAGGTTGCAAACATTCGAAGAATTTCCACTCAAGATGGAAAGCCTCTTCCTGCAACGATGACTCAAGTCACTGTAAAGGGTGCGCCTGATGTTCGAGTGATTTCTGGATCGGCTCTTCCGTTTGCAAAAGCTCAAAAAGCTTCAACAGCTCTTCAGTATCTCAATGCGGGTGCAATTGATTCCCAAGAACTTTTGAAGGTTGTCGATTGGCCTAATTATGAGGAAGTTCTAAAACGTATGGACGCTAAAAAGCAGGCGGATATGGCCGCTCAACAGGGAGCTCCTGTCGGTGCCGGTTAAGATCACTCCAAAGATATTGGTTCAGAGAGCTCCTGTAACGACGTCTGCCACACTTCTTTATCAGCCGCCTGATTCGACTTCGACAGAGATTAGAAGCATCTTTATCGCCAATACAACTGCAGGTGCGTCAACGTTTAGTCTTTATGTGGATAAGAACGGGGTCAGAAACGGAACAGCTAATGCTTTGTATAATTCGGTTTCCGTGTCTGCAAACTCAACAACACTGATTTCGTTTAGTGCGGGGGCTGGCTTGTTCTTGGAATCATCCGATAGCAGCATCTCTGCAAAGGTGGGAACGGCTACAGCTCTGACGTTTACACTTTTTGGCTTGGAAACAGAGCAAACTTAATTGATGATATGATCACTAGGGGGATCTTATGATGTTATCTCGGCCCGATGCGGGCTCATCTTCACCGAAAATTTCATTTCCAGAAGCTAAGAAACAGGCTCCATCGACAGATCGAAAGATGCTTGCCATGAAGTCTTTGGCTGCAAATCCAAAACAAGGCGTTGTGCAGGGTCAACCTGTTAAGCCCGTTTTGAATGATGTGAAAATGATGAACCAACAAGCTTCAGCGATTGCTAAGAAGCCTGTCGCTCAACTACTTTAATCAAGAAAGAGGGAATAATGGCCGATCAAATGAATCCTCAAGATCAAATGCAACCACAAGATGCTCAAGCTGCTCCTCAGGGAGGAGATCAACCTGATGCTCTTGAAACCGTAAAGAAGCTTGAAGAGGCGCTTAATAGCTTAAAAGAAGCACTCGCTGGCGCTAATGCTCCTGCAGAAGTGATGGATCCTCTCAGTGCTGCGGTACAAAGTTTTGGAGAGTTTGTCTCCGTGATGACCGGAACAGCGGCGCCATCAAAAGGCGGAGCTATTCAAAGTGATCAGATGGCCAAGGGTGCCGTACCTGTTGATCAATACACTGGAAAAGGTATGAAGGCGGTTAGAGCTTAATTATGCCTACAGATGAAGAGTATCTTTCAAGCGCTGGGATTGAGTCGACAACTCCTGAAGTAACGACTCCAAACGCAGAAACCGCCGAGACCACTCCTCAACCAACAGCTCAAGAAATGTTTGAGTTGTACGCAGAAGGAAAGCCTCACAAGTTTCCTCTTTCAAGTGAGTTTCCGATCACTCACAACGGCAAAGTTTTAAAAGTTCCTTATAGCACGCTCGCCAATACGTATCGGCAAGCGGCCCATTTTGAGGGCAAGTTTAAGGACTTTAACAATCAAAGAGCCCAATTCGATGCTCAAAAGGCCGAATATGAAAAGGCCAAGGGCTTTTATGATAAGTATGGACAGTTTCAAGAATGGTCCGAGAAAAACCCTGAAGCATGGCAGAAGATCTGGGATCTCTACCAAAATCGAGACAAAGTTCTGGCGAATCCAGAATACAATCCGATGTTGGATGAGATTAACGGTCTTAAACAGCAACTTCAGGATTTGAGCCAATTTAAATCAAGCTGGGAGAAGTCCCAAGAGGAAGCGCAGACCCAACAAGATGTTGAGTATGTAAAGACTGAGATTCAGACGTTCGCGAAGGACTACCCTGAAATCAATCTTGAAGCGACCGATGAGGATGGAGTCAAGGTTTGGGCTAAAGTGGTTCAGTTTGGATTGGATCATCAACTCCCTGATTTCGAGAGCGCAGCGCTTAAATACTTTAAGCCTGAGTTGGCGGATATTTACGCATCACGCGGAAGAACCGAAGCCACGAAGGGCCTACAGAAAGCGAAACAATCGGGAGAAGTCGCGAGAAGTTCTACACCCTTTAATTTGGGTCAAGGAGAACGAAAGATCGACTTTCGAAAAGCCTCTTATGGTGAGCTTTTAGATATCGCTCGTCAGAGCGCAGAAGCTCAAGGTTAATAAACAATTATAATTTAGGAGATATACAATGGCTGTATCAGTAAGTGCTATTAATAGCATTACGAAGCAACTGTTTATCCCCAAGATGGCTGACAACGTTATTCTTTCGAATGCGTTGCTCTATTTCCTTGAAAAGAACAAGGGAATGGAAAGCATCCCAGGCGGTCAAGATATTCGACAACCTGTGCGATATGCTCGCTTTTCTTCACGGGGATTCTATTCCGGCGCACAAACACTTGCGACGGCATACAATGAAAAGAAGACCGCGTTGGTTTTCGATTGGAAACAATATTTCGTGAACATCACTGTCACCGGACTTGATAAGCTCAAGAACGCTGGCGAAAACAAAGTGATCGATCATGTTAAGTCCGAAGTTCAGGCTGCTGAGGAAGATCTTCGTGATTCATTTGGAACAGGCGTTTACAGCAATGGATCGACTAACCATCTTTCCATCACTGGATGCCGTGCCTATTTGAGCACGTCGAATACCTACGGTGGTATCTCGCAATCTGGAGAGTCTTGGCTGCAAGCTCAAATCGATTCTACAACCACCACGCTTTCGCTTGGTAAGATGCAAGAACGATATGAAGCGGCTTCTCAGCCTCCGACAGAGAGACCCAACCTAATCACATGTACAGAATCGATCTTCAATTCGTACTGGAGTTTATTGCAACCCCAACAACGATTTGCGGATTCTGAATCTGCCGATGCTGGCTTTAAGAATCTTTTGTTCAACGGCGCTGCCGTCATGGAAGATCAATACTGCCCTTCATCAAACATGATTTTCCACAACACGAAACACATCAAACTTTATAGCCATCAAGAACGAAAGTTCCCTGGCAAGTTTGTGGATTTCCAAGAGTTCTTCGATCAAGACGCAATGATCGGAAAGCTGTTGTGGATGGGTGAAATGGTTTGTGACGGCCCTCGTTACCAAGCCGCAATGACCGCATTAACTGCTTAAGGAGATATGAATTATGAGTAATGAATATCGACACGAAGTAGATGCTGGTATGGGCGGGCTTTCGATGGTTGTGGCGACTCTTCCCGCTGCGTTTACGCTCGGTGAAAATCGCTACGATTCAACGAATCAACAAAAATTCAAGTTGGTTTTTAATGCTGGAAACAGCCAAATCAACCCTGGATTTGCCGCCTCGCCAGTGCCTCTAGGCGGTGGAGCTTACAGTGTGACTGTGACCTCTACGTCCAAGACTTACAACGCAATCGGAGCTGTCTTGTGCCATCACGCGACTGCGACCACAGGAACTTATTTCTGGGGTCTCGTTCGTGGATATGTGGCATCAGGCGTTGCCGCTGACGGTGCGACTCTTACGACAGGTGCAGGATTTTATCTTGCCGCTGACGGAAAGTTTCAACCGCTGGCTGGATCCGTTGCCACTGGAAACAAAGTTGTAGGCGTTGCCCTCAACGGTCCCTCTGCGGGTACTGTTGCGGTTCGCCAAGCTTCTGTTTTGATTGACTTGGAATCCGCTTAATCGGGATAACTATTGGGGGGTGAAATTCCCCCCATTTTTCTTATGATGAAGAACATTGAAATCGATCTTCTCTATCAACCCCTTATCGACGCTCCTCCTCCACAAGTAGGAAACCTCTACAACAATGCCTGCTCAGGGGATGGAGTGACCGTGAATCACTGGCGGGAAACGTGGATTAAGAATTATAAGCTGGCCAAAGAAAGATTCGGAACCTTTCAAGATCGATCCATCGGAAAACTTCACGGAATCAACAGGCATAAGCCAGCCATTGTGATTGGATCTGGCCCAAGTCTTAAAGATTCCATGGAGGCCTTGAAGGAAAACGCTCGCTCTGAGCATCCCGTGATGACTGTTTCGTGTTTACACAACTTTGGGTTGTTTGAAGACGAAGGCTTTCACGCCGACTACTACATGAGCCTCGATTCTGGAAAGATTGTCCTCGATGACATCTCCGAGGGACGTCAGCATCCTCCAGAATATTATTGGGAAAAGACAAAGGGAAAGAAGCTTTTAGCAATCATCCCTTCTGATCCTGGGCTATTCGAGAAATGGCAGGGAGAAGTTTATCTTTTCAATTGCATGATTCCTGACGCAAGCGTCATGAAGGAATTTAACGATATTGAAAGGTTTGCTCATCACCTCTCTTGTGGAGGAAACGCCCTTGGAGCTTGCATGTATGCGGCTAAGGCCATCATGGGATCAAACCCGATCATGTATGTGGGCGGAGATTTCTGTTTCGACTACAACAACCAGTTTCATTCGTACAAAACCCACTATGATGCGCTTGGCCATTATGTGCTTTGGCCTGATGTGTATGGGATTCCCAGAAAAACATGGCAATCCTATCTGAACTTTAAGTTTTGGTTCGATCACATTGCTCTGAATGTTCCAGGAACATGGATTAATTGCTCTGGTGGTACAATGGGTGCATACTTAGGCGGGAATTTGAGCTGCTTCAAATATATGCCTTTGAAAGCCGCTTTAACTCAATATACCATTGCAGATGTGGTTTACTTGCAGGAACGGGATGCGGGGACAGATAAGTTGAACAACGAAAATGCTCTCTATCTGAAAGACCTATTCGCTAACCCAAAATTCGAAAAAGATTTAACATTATTTTAGGGGGAACCTATGGCCTTTACCGTATCTCAAATCGTCACAAACACTGTGTGGGGTGACCTTCGAGTCAAGATTGTTAACGTCACACCCGATGCTACGACTGGAACTTTTGATGCTGGAATGGGAAATATTTATGCTGTCCTTTCTCATCCTAAAAGCATGGCCAGTTTTGTGAACTCAGGTTCTACGAGAAATATGGCTGTGATCAGTCCGAACCTTAACGCCTCTGGAGTCGCATCCATCGGTGTTGTGGCTATGACCGGCTGTATCGCCAACGACGTTTACACTCTTGTTATTTTGGCAAAATCTTAAAGGGAGGTTTCATGACCTTTAAGCAATACACCTTTACGTTTGCCTCGGGAGCTACAGGAACAAACAAAGTTTATGTAGGTCCAAACGATAAGGCCTTTCTCGTCGTTTCAGCGATGACAAATTATAATGCTGCAGCGGGAAATGCGACGTTTCAAATTCGTGGCGGATTGAGTGAAACAGACACTCATGCCACTCTCACATCTATGACGATTGCAACTGAAACCGTGAAGGGCGTTTATCCCCTTCCCTATCCAGGACTTCACTATATGAGTGTTGGTTTTGCGACAGCGGTGACGGGATCGGCTGCGAACACAATCGATGTGGTTATTTACGATAACGTCTAACGAGGAGAACCTAACATGGCAGAACCAGTAGTCGGTGCAAATGCAACAGGATCGAATAGAAAAGTCTGGGTTGTGAACAACAACAAAGACACCTACACGGAAGAATTTCGTGGAGAAGAAATGAAGATTCCAGGAAATGGAGTCAAAAAGGTTTTGATGCCTTTTCTTGCTGCAAGAAGATTTCTGGGTCAGCCCAAAGCTCCTGCTGAGATGCTTCCGAATGGAACTTTCAGAAATATGCCTAAAGCTCTTGAGACCATTGAACTCACGGATGATGAACGAATCAAATATGAGGGCAAGACGGCTGAGGAGATGGCAAGAGAGTTCGCTGAAGAAAACAAAGACGCTTCAGCCAAGCATACTGCTGAGATGAAAAAAGGCTCTTCGATTAAGAAGATGCTTTTAGGGGAAGATTAATGACAATCACTGAGGCAGTCGACTATGTGCGACGGCTTCACAATGCCGAGAGTGATACGAATTGGTCTGATGCAGAGATTTATTCTCTGTTTGAGGCCAAATCGAATGAAGTCATGGCATTGATTGGTCTTAAAGAGGCGACGGCCACTTCGACCTCGGTGGCCGGAACCGCTGACTACGCCTATCCTACCAATGCGGTTCATATTCGACGGGTGCTTTATAGCGGACAGGCTCTCAAGCGACTTAATTTTCGACAATATCAAGCTCGGATTGTTTCTGGGACAGCACCTTCTGGAACTCCGAGAGAATATACTCTCTGGAATGATACGATCACGTTGGTTCCTGTTCCTGATACGAGCAGTGACACGATAACGATCTATTCAGAGAATCAACAAAGCTCCATCACATCAAGTTCATCGACGTTAGACATTCCGGGGGTTCTTCATCAGGCTTTGTGTGATGGGGTTTTGTGGATGATGTTTGCAAAAGATCTCAACGCTCAATTCATGAGCATGTTTAAAAACCGTTGGGATGAGCATAAACTTATGATGCGTGAGTTCGTAAAACGAAGACGACGAACAGGATCCGCAGCTACGATCGTGGATACGGACTCAAGCTTAGAGACTGAGTTCGGAGTTATCTAGTGGGGATAAGATGCCTTCGATACGAAATGTTGGAACTCGCGTCCGCTACTCCATTGAGAGACTAGATGGCGGATATAATTCAAAAGATTCTCCTTCTAAAATCGGCGCTTCCGAGTCTCCTGATTGCTTAAACGTTGTTTATGATGACACGGGATCTGTGGCGACTCGCGATGGATCTGTGACTTTCAATACTCAAGCGATTGGCACGACTCCCATTGATGGACTCACCTCTTTTAATGGATCGATGATCGCATGGGCCGGCGGCTCCATGTATCGAGCCAGTGGAACAACGTTCGTTACTATTGGATCTGCTCAGGGAAAGTTCACTTCTGGAGTAAAGGTTGCCTACACAACCTATCAAAACCTTCTTTTCTCATCGGATGGAACGAATGGTCCGTGGAAATACGACGGATCAGGTTTTTATAATATGGGAATTGATATTCCCTCAGCTCCTACGGGTGCAACCTCTGGTGCGGGAACGCTTACGGCTGGAACTTATTATTATGGAGTTTCATTTGTTAATTCTCAGGCGGTTGAAGGTGAGATTGGATCGATATCTCCCGGAATCACGATTGCTGCAAGTTTAACGATTGGACTGACGGGCATTCCTGTTGGCTCATCTTTAGCGGGAGTGAATTCGAGAGTTATTTACCGAAGATTTGGATTGGACGGGGATTTTTATCGTGTTGCAGAGATCGCCGATAACACGACGACGACTTATACGGATAACATCCATGATACAGAGCTTGGAGGGGAACCCGTTGAAGATGGAACTAAACCGACTCCATTTACAACGATCGCCCTTCATAAGGAACGCCTCTTTTTCGACGACTCTACCGATAGAAGCCTGCTGAGATGGACGGATCTCGGAAATCCGTTTATCTCGCAGGTTGAAAACTTTGAGCCCATCGACAATAAAGACGGTGAAAACATTATTGCTATTGCGACTCAAGATGAGTTCGTAAATATCTTTAAATCCAATAACAACTACAGCATTCAGACCACGGATCCTGCGGATGAAACCACATGGATCTCAAGAAAGAGTCCTGCAAACCTTGGAATCGTTGGACCCAGGGCTTTTACCTATGGAGAGAACGGAATTCTCTTTATCGGTAAGAGAAACAATCGAATCACTGGCCTTCACTTCATGACAGGCCTTCAAGTCGTTCAATCCTTTGAAGGAAGGCTTCGAACTGAAAATATTTCTGAAAAAGTTGAATATGATTTCTTGAATCGAATGGAGCCCACTTACTGGTCAAACATGGCCATGGGTTTATTCGAAAACAGACTCTATTTGGCTTATACGGGTCTGGGTGAGGCAAGGAACGCGAAGATTCTGTGGCTGGATACAAACAGAATTGTGCTTGGTCAACAGCCCGATGGTTGGTCTCCTTGGACGGGAATTGAATCGAATGTTTTCACGGTTCATAACGGAAAGTTCTACGCAGGATCCTCAAACTCAAATGGCTTTGTTTATCAGCTCGAAGCGGGTGTTTATTCCGATTCTGGAACTGCTATCAACTCGTATTTTTGGACCAAGGAAATCGGCGGAGAAGATGATGGATCTCTAGATTCTTACGTCAAGGATTTCCGAGAACTCTATATTTGGCAGGCTCGGCTTGGATCATACAACATGAGTGTTCGTGTTCGAACCGATGGATCAACGGGAGCTGGATCTGCACAAAATATTGATCTTTCTCCTGGAGGATCTGTTTGGGGCACAATGGTTTGGGGATTAGATCCTTGGGGTGGGGCAAGAGATGATTTTGAGACTCGGTTGGCCCTTGGTAAACTTTTAGGGAAACGACTTCAGGTACGTTTTGACAATCAAAATACGGCTGGACAGGCTTTTAAGGTCCATCGTGTTGAGCTTGGGATGAATTTAAGGAGACGCAGATAATGGCGACACAAGAAGAATTAGTCCTTCAGCAATTTGCTGGAGCTAAGCGAAAGCTAGAGCAGCAAAAGAAGATTGGACAGCAAGACTTGCAAAGGAATCTTGCAAGACAGCAAGCTATTTCCGGACTTAAAGGCGGAACTGCGCTTAAGGCTCAATCAAAAGCTCAAAAGCAGTTTAACGAAGGATTTACGAGCGCTGAGGCTGATCTTCAAAGCAATCAGGCTAAATCTCTTCAAGATATTCAGGCGCAAAAGGAAGCTCAAGCCTATCAGACTTCAGAGAGACTTGGATCTCAGGCCTATCAATCTGGAGAGGCTGAACTCGGAAGAAAGTTTTCAACAGGTGAGCGAGAAGCCGTTCAAGCATTCCAAGATCTTCAACGACAAGCGGGAGAAAGATTTGCAACGGGTGAGCGCTTAAGTTCACAAGATTTCGCTGCGCTTGAAGCTCAGCTCGGAAGACAGTTTACGACTCAAGAGCGAGAAGCGGTTCAGGCTTATTCAACAGGTGAAAGACAGGCCACTCAGCAATATGCAACGAGTGAGCGTCTCGGATCTCAAGATTATGCCTCTCGGGAAAACAGAATCGCTCAGGATATTCAAAAGCGTCAATTTGCTGACACTCTTGCCTTTCAAAAGGGAAGTTTTGCTGAACAGGTTCGTTTGCAACAGCTTGAGTTTGATGAAAACATTCGAACCAACCTTCTCAACTCTGCGGTCGCTCTTAAAGAAGCCGGTCTCTATGACACGAGAAAAGGTGAGTCGAAGAACGATGCGGTTATGCGAACTCTTAATTCCCTTCGAGGAAAACTTGGGGCGACAAGATCTGCAAATACGGGCGGAAACATTAACTACAAGCAATATTATTAAAGGGTGTGATTCATGGCATTTGCGCCAATCAATAAGCAGGTGAAAGTTCATAGTGGTGGCGGCGGAATCGGCGGAGTCATCGGAAAGATCGCTGGTACGGGTATTGGAGCGATTTTAGGAACCGTTGTGGGCGGTCCTGCGGGTGCCGTTGAGGGTGCTTCTCTTGGATATAGTCTTGGAGGACTTGGCGGTGGTTTAGCCGGAAATGCCATTGATCCTGCAAAGGTAAGGCAGACAAGACCGCTTTCCCCTCTTGGATCGATGAGTAAGAAGGATCCCCAAGTCCAAATGGCGATGCTTCAAAATGCTCAAGCCGCACTTAAATCAAATGTTGAGATTCCAAAGCCTGAGAGTGAAGCAATTATGAATCATTTGCAGGCTGCAAAAGACGAACTGAAGACGAGGCTTACCTAATGTCTGATATTGTCACAATCAATCCAAAAGATAAGAACATCAAACCTTCAAAACTACAGGTGGCTTCAAAGTATTTGATCTTTGATCCTGCGGCTTCGAATCCAGCTTTATTTTTGAACAACAAAAAAGGTTTAGAGCAGGCAAAGCAGTTTTATGCGGGGCTTAACATGCCGAGCGTTCCTGGTTTGCCGGGAGTGAAGAAATAATGCCACTCAATGATGTTCAAAGGCCCTCTGAAGGGGGAGCCAATAAGATTGCTTTTGCGGATCGATTTGGGAGAAAGGGAGAATTCTTGCAGACCAATCGAGCTCCCACTCCTCTTCAAAATGCGGCTCAATTTCTTTTGATTGATCCGATCAAGGATAGTGCCGTTTTGTTTTTAGGAAACGAAGGAAACGTATCGAACGTAAGTAAGAACGCTCAAGATCCGATGGCGGTCTTTAAGAGAAAGGGAGTTTATGGGTCTTAATCAAGTTAATGCACCTCAACTTAAAGAGAAAAAGAAGTCTGCGCTGGATTCCTTCGCTGATTATCTTGGAATCGGAACTTCTCTCGCTGGATTGGCGAACGCCGGGATTAATGCTTATGGAAAGGTCGCGGAAAACGCTGCCAATAAGGCAACAGAAGGTGCGGCGAAGGCAGCTGAAGAGCTTTCAAAGAAGACGATGGAAGAATTAACAAAAGCCGGAACTCGAGCTGCGGCTCCTAATCTCATTCGTCCTTAAGGGGAAATTTTATGGCTCTGAGTGGAATTAATTCAGTTGGAAGACGAGAAAGAAAACCAAGTGCTCTTGAGCAAATTGCTCTTGGAGTTGATATTGCAAGCAAAGTTTTAGGCGCAGGGCTTCAGACCTATTCCACGATCAAAGGAGTTGGGGAAGCTCAGGATAAGTTGAAGCAATCGAAAGAGAGTATTGATCTTAATCGAGCTCAGCTGTTTAAAGCCGCAACTCCTGAAGAAATCCAAGCTGGAAAAGCTGAAGATGTTCCTGGGGTACCTGGAAAATGGGTTTATCGAGAAAAGCCTGAATCAGCCCTTGATGTGATCGCTAAAAGTTTGGGTATTCAAAAAACTCAGAATGATATCGCAAAAGGCAAGAAGGAGCTTAACGCTCCAGTGATAAGCAAAGGACAAGAGGCTGTTGATGCTAAGTTTGCTGGAGATTATAACGACTACGTTGCCCAGGGTGGTTACGCCAATGTTTCTAAAAATTTGGGTCAACTTAAAAGTGCCATAAAGATCCTTTCTGACAATCCAAATCTTTCGGGTGGGCTCTCGAGGGGGCTTCCAAAAGATATTCGAGATATCACCGATACTGAATCCGCCTCGCTCCAACAAATGGTTGAAGAGGCCATTCAATCCAATCTCAAGACGATCTTGGGGCCTGCCTTTACTGAAAAAGAAGGTAGGTCTGTGATCGAGCGTGCATACAACCCGAGACTTCCGGCGAGCAAAAACATAGAAAGCTTATCCAGAACAATTGCGGCCCAAGAAGCTGCAGCGAAGGCAAAACAAAGCGCGGTTGATTGGTTTGAGAAAAACAATTCAAGCCTCAAAGGGTTTAAGGGCCAAATCCCAGACTTCAGTAAGGTTGATTTTTCTGGAGCTGGATCCAACACACACTCGCCTACCGCTTATGATCAAGACGTCCTCGATTATGCAAAGGCTCATAATATTTCCCCAGATCAAGCGCTTAAAATTAAGCAAATGAGGACCCAATAATGGCCTGGAATGACGCTCCTCCGACAGTGGAAGGGCTTGGAATGAAAAAAGTTTCAAAATGGTCGGATGCTCCTCCTAGGGCTGAGGAAATCTCCGGTCCTTCTTTTTCCGAAAAAGCCAAGCGCTTTGGATCTGGATTGGGATACGGAATTGTCGATGCATTAAATCCAATAAACGCTCCTCAGGGATTAGAGGTTCTGGCAAGAGCGCCTTTTCAAGAGGTTGATCAATCAAAAGGCTTCATAGACAGAACCGCTGAGAGGTTTTCAAAGGCACAAGAAAGCGCTTGGCTTCCAAATGCTCAAGAGATCGGTGCTGGCTTAAGAACAGGATTTGATATTGCAAAAGAGGGAAAATTTCCTTCGATAAAAGAAGTCAAAGACCTCTACAAAAAGGAAAAAGCGATTCAGGGGTTGCCGTCTGAGGTTTATCCAGAATTTGGAGCAGGTAAAGCAGTTGGGGAAGTAGGAACTGGTGCTATCCAATTGCTTATGGGTGCCGCCCAAGGGGTTAAATCAATCTCAAAGATTCCAGAGGTTTCTCGAGATATTGCGACAAAACTTGGTTTGTTAAAGAAAGCTCAGGCAACGATTGATGCCTTCAAAATTCCAAAGACGACCGCAAAAGAGTTTGCTGCTGAAGCATTAAAAGAAGCCGGACTCTCGAGACAGTCGATCGATAAGGCGAAAACAGCGCAAAAACTCGCCAATGATTTATTAGGGGAAGTGGCCCCTGAAGTTGGGGATGCTCTCTTCAACAGAACTCAAAAAGTTGAAAGTCTTTTACGTGGCGGGAGAGATGCGCAGAGTCTTTATCCAGAAGTACAAAGTCTGAGAAAAACAATCGATGATTCGAATGAGTTGGCGGGGCAAACTGTTGGAGCTTACAGAGATTTTATTAAGCAAACTTCAGATATTAGGATTTCCACGGCTGGCCTTGTAAAGCAGCTCAGTTCTGTTGCAAATGAATTAAAGACAGAATCGGGCATCTCCACGATTACTCCTGCGGATCAATATCTGATTGCGAAGTATAAATATTTACTTTCTGCACCCAAAAAAGCTCGCGGAGTTCTGAAAGAAGATTTGGTTAATAGTGGATCTTTTGATGAAATAATTGATCAGCTCAATCCTAAGGAGAAGGCTTCGTTCTTAAATTCCCTGGTGAAGGACGTTCCAGAAGATGCTTTGTTAAAAACCAAAGATATCCCTATTTCTGATGCTCTTAAAATATCGGATGCCGCTGACAAGGATCTTCAGGGTTTTTATGCCGGAAGGGTTCAGGGGAATCCATCGAGAGCCGTTATGGCGGCGGTAGCTGGAATGAGAAACAAGATTAAGGCTAATTTGCACGATAAGTTTCCAGCATATGGCCAGGCTGATGAAGCTTATACCAACATGAAGAATGTGGGTGAGCAAATTAAGGGAAAAATTGAGAGCACTGGAGCAGAAAGCTTCTTGTCGAATCTTTTTGGAGTTAACAAGACCGAGCAAAGAGCTCTTCTCGAAGAATATATTAATGCTTCAAAGCTTACATCTAAAAAACTTTCCGAAATACGGCCCGGCGTGTCTCCTGGAGTTCATCCACTTAAAAATGATTTTTCAGAGTTGGCGAATCAACTCAGAAGTCGTGCGGAAGCATCTTCGTATATCGATTCAAAAGAATTTCTGAACTCTGTTGCGGATAAGATAACAGCAAGAAAGCTTTCCTTAGTAAGCAGTTCTGGAATGGCCGACTTTCCCGCCGATAAGATTGAGCGGCTTTCTCGCAAATATGCCGAAGAGGCTGCTGCCATTGCTGAAAGTCGTGCCGGTAAGGCTGGAGGATCTGCATTTGGATTCATTGGCGGCCTTCTGGGCGGTGCAGGTGGGGCCTTTGCTGGAAAGGCTGGCGGGGTACCTGGAATGATCGGTGGGAGCGCGATTGGGACCATGGTTGGAGCCGAAAAGGGTTATAAGATAGGCAATTTTGTTTTCGGAAAACCAGCCGGATTGGCCGCTAAGATCGCTGCAGAAAAAGAAGCCGCTCAAATATACAATCCGTTTAATCTTTTAAAACAGATTCAGGCGTCAAAAACGGCTGCAAAGGAATCAAAGAAAATTGCTGAAGATGTTTTGCTCGTTCAAAAGCATTTGGGTGATGAACCGGCGATGAAGCTGATGAACATTATTCCAATTAACAAAGATTTCATGGGTGATCTTATCAAGGCTGGATATCGCGGAGGAACCGGGATCGAGGCCATTATGGAAGGAACTAAATAATGGCATATCCGTCAGTAACATATTCAAACTTTGTCAACGGAACCACGTCTGATGCAGATCAGATTGATACAAACTTTGCAGACATCATTGCCGCTCTTTCCGATGGATCCAAAGACCTAAACATAAACGGTATCACCGTAAATGGGTCGGCAACTTTTAATGGAACGATCTCGATCAATCCAACGATTTTGAGATTGCCCAACGGAACGGCTGCAGCGCCTTCTTATTCATTCACAAATGATACGGATTGCGGACTTTACAGAGTGAGCGCGAACGATATCGCCCTTTCTGTAAACGGCGCAAACGTTCTGGAAATGTCTACGACTCAAGTGACCGTAACCGGGGACTTTTTATTTTCAGGAAACTATGCCGGAACATTTAAGGTCCAGGGAGATGCATCCTTTAATCTTGGATCAACGACAAATCGATTTAGCACTCTTTTCGCCGTTGCCATCGACTCACAAGGATCAAGTTTAGATTTTAAGACCACGGCTGGAACAGTAGGAACCATCACATCTGCAGGAGCATTCACGATTGGAATTTCATCCGCGCATGCCCATGTTTTGAATGGTGCGTCTTTAACAGCCAATCCTGGAGCTGGAAATACTTTTAACTATCAGATCAATGGAAGTACTTCTGTTGTAAGATTTCAGGCTGGATCAGCGGGAGGAACAGATCCCCGAATTGATATTTATGGATCAAGCCATGCTTCAAGAGCAAGTCAGTTTGAATTCTATCAAGGATCGACCCAGGTTTTTGATATCGACAGCACGGGGATTTTTACAATCGGATCTTCAGGTTTCACCTCGACCCATATTGTAAATGGAGCTCTCTCTGTCACAGAATCTTTTAAGACAACCAAAACTGTTTCGATAGGTGGCATTCCTGGGACTGGAGTTGGATTTAGAGTTGCCGATGCTCTTTCACTTTCAGGAACAACTCAATACGGGATTTTGAGTTCAACAATCATGAGCTCTTCGGCGACGAGTGAAATCCTCACGATTGCATCTCAGGTTCAGACTCAAAATGCATCATTTACCTGCTCTCTGGCTTCTGCTTTTAATGCAGTAACGGCTTCTAAGGGAGCGGCCAGCACAATCACAAGGCTGGTTAACTTTTATTCCTCAACACAAACGGCTGGAACAAACAATGCTGCGATTGCAGATAACTTTGCCTTTAGCGGAAATTATTTCATTCATAGCACTGGAACCGCTCCTTCGTTCTTAACGGGAGCTATTGCGACAGCCCGTGCTGATGTTGCATCAACAGCGACAATCACAGCGATGAGTTCGACGAATTCTTTTGTGAGAATCACTGGGTCGACAATCACATCGATTCAGGGAATCACAGCAGGAATTGATGGGCAAAGATTGACCGTATTCAACAATGCTGGAGTTGCGGTGACGTTTGCTCATGAAAATGCGGGAGCATCTGCAGCAAACCGAATCACAACGATGACGGGAGCTGATGTTTCAACGACTGGAAACGGAGCCGCGGAGCTGATCTATGATACGGGAACTTCCCGATGGATCCTTCTCTTTGTGACGGCATAAGGAGCTTCATTGAAGCAGGTCTTAGACAGCGGATGGATATCATTAGCGACTAGCGCTGTGATTGGCGCTCTTTGCGCACTTGTTTCTGCTACCTTCTGGATCAGCGACAATGACAATAAGCTTGAAGCCCATGCAGCATCAATTGAGAGGCTAGAGCATTCTGTGGGAGATCTCGAAGATATTCACGACCGATTAGCACGCATCGAGGGGAAGCTGGACGTCATTCTTAACAGCCGCCTCAGAAGTCTTCCTGGCAATTAACTGATTCACGGCTTTGAGATTGTTTTGATACTTATCGATTTCGACGAGAATATCGTAAGCAAGAACCTTTAACTGATCGACTGACATTTCTTCAGGTTTCATGGGAATATTTAAGCATGCGTGGATGGGATCTCAAGCATTTTAAGCCGAATGAATTCAATTGTCCTGAGAAGATGGACCACTGGTTTCTAAGACAGCTCGATCAGTTCAGGGATATTGTTCTTAAGGACTATCAGTTTAAAATCACAGCCTCATACGCCACAACTGGCCATTCTGAAGATTCCTATCATTATAAGGGACAAGCCGTTGATGGATACATCACTGTGCTTGGCGGGATTCGCCTGTCGGCGGTTGAGCAGTTTATTCTTGCGATGAGATCTCCCTTTCATGGAATTGGGATTTACACGTGGTCGCCTAATGGCGCCTTTCTTCACCTTGATTGCCGCCCTACATTTGAACGTAAGATTTGGGTTTGTGAGAAGCCTGGGGAATACAGGAACCTAAATGCGTCGTTTTTAGAGCAAATTTCGTCTATTTAGGCCGCCCTAAACTCGGGAATTCAGGCACTTATAGCTGGCATTAAATCTGCAGTATAAGAGGCCATGGAAAACATCCTTTTTATAAGCTTAATTTTAGGGATTGCCGGAATCGGCGGAGCTTTTATCGGCTGGTTTCTTTATCAAGCGGGAGAACCAAATGTCTGATTCATTTTGGCTATTTTTAATTGCGGGAGCTTTCCTTTCGAGGATTATCGCCTGCGTTCTTTATGTGGTCGTTGTGCTGTCGCTCGTTTCTCTCTTAACGGGCTGTGGGGACGGCTCACAACTGACACCTCAAGATTCATCAAACCTTCAATCGATTGCTCTTACCCAAGATGAAATCAACCCTTATAAGCAAATCTGTGTTGATGACAATCTGGCGCTCGTAGAGGCCCACTATCAAAGTTGTTTACCTCTTTACAGTCAGGAATCTTGTGATTCGGAAAAAGCCATTGATACGGTATCTATCATGAGAGCCTGGCATGCTATTGAAGCAGAACTTCCTGGAAAGGTTATCGATTGCAATGCCGATTTTCGGGTGAGCGATGACTACTGTAAGGGCTTTTTGATTGAGTGGTTGTCGCGAGAAGCAAGGCTTTGCCAGTTCTACTAGGAAAAGGGCTTCAGGATAAAGCTAAACAATATTTCTTTAATCCTTCGAACGTTCCACCTAAGAGTCATGTGCATCTCAATCTCTTTTTTGAGAGCACGGTTTTCAAACTCAACTTGTTTAATATCAATCAGTGTTTTCTCTAAAATCGTATTGAGAGCCTCGTTCTTATCGAGGAAGATATCGATGATTTCTTGCTGCTCTTGAATGATAGAAAGAAGGTGCGGAACTTCGGATCCCGGAGCAGGAATGGGAGTGTCTTTCGTTTGATGAAGACCAAACCTTCTCCTCAGAAACAGCTTTTTTTGAGCTGCGTTCAATTTCCCTGCACCATTATTGTGTTCGTAAATCGTTTTTCGATGAGTCGACCATTGATGAGACCATTTTTGATATCATCAATTTCTCTCAATTGTCTCTGCGTTAGGCCTTCGGTGTCTCCCATAAGGGGCGGTCCTAAATAGACGTTTGGAGCTATTTCTTGAATGGGTTGAGAGTAAACAGGTCCTAAAAGAGCGCGAAGTCGTTGTCTTTCGGGGTTCGTCCAGTGGTTCATCGTTAATATGTTTAGCGGATAAACCATGGTTCCATCTTCAAGAACTCTTGGGAAAGTTTCGAAGTCTTCTCCTTGTCGTCTAAAGAAATCAATATCATCTCCGGTCACAACGATCATTTCGGTGAAATTAGGAGGCATTCTGACTCTTGAGATGTGGCTTACAAAATCAATAATGGGCATTTTTAAAACTCCAGCCTTCCGCCAACAATCACGGTTCCGTTATATTCAACGGCAATCTGATTTAAAAGCGCATGTGCTGCATCTGTCATTGATTTTCCGACTGTCGAGAAGGTTTCCGTCATCAAGGCATATTCCGACACTGACGATGCGGAGTCGGCCAGGCCGCCGTTTGCCCAGGCATGGGTCGGAAGTGCGCCTGAATCCGCCGTTGTTACCGCTACGAGGAACACCCCGTCCTGAAAGAATCTGAGACTTGTGGAGCTCGATCTGTTTCCAGAATTTGTATATTGAGGAAACCCCCCACCGGCGAATTTTCTAACGTTATAATAATTTGCGAACCCAAGTGGTGAGCTTGAACTCATGCGACGGCTCCTGAGAAAAGGGCATAGTAGTCATTGACGAGTTTTGCTCCCATCATCCCAACGGAATAAGGCTGGTTATAAGAACCTCTCCATTGAATAAAGGCGTGGGTAGAGTTCAGGGTTAGATTTGTAAGCGCGTTCACAGCCACATCTCCTCTTAGATAGTCTGCGACACCATCGTAGGCTATGCCGCCTGTCGACCATGTGACGTTATTGACGTCTGTCTGCGAATTATTCGATTTTGCGCAAGCAAGAGCTGCGGCTTTTGAGGTTGGAGATCTTAAATAAACTCGATCGCAGTTCTGCCAGATTCTTCCATGAATCATCGCATGAATGGCACGGTTCACTGCATATTTCTCTGTCTGATCTGTGATGGATTGATTCGAAAAATAAGTATCCGCCGCAGGGGTGTAAGCATATCGACCAAGAGCCATTTGATAGATTCGTTGAAGGTTATCAAAGGTTCTGAGTTGAGTTTGAGTGAGTCCTGCTCCAGCAAAGGCAAGTGCCATGGTGCATGGAGTGAAGTTAATAGCAGTTCCCGAACTGTTACGGGCCCCGAGATAGAGATCATAGCTGTCTGGGGGATTGCTCGTACTACTTCCTGTCGCTGTTTCAACGTTGTGCCCACTCACATGGGCCGAGATGAGCGTAGAAGCCGTTCTTGATGAAACGTGAAAACCAATCCCTGATGTAAAAGAGCTTGCCGTGTAGTTGATGTTTCTTCCCCCCACAGAAGATCCGGCAAAATAGGAAAATCCTGTGTTTCCTGTCGTTTCGGATGCGGTTATTCCAAGGTGAGAAAGTGCTAAATCGACAACGCCAGCAATCGTATGGTTCGTTCCAGAAACCGTGCAGGAATTAAGAAAAACCCCCAAACTCATTGAAGAGGTCGTCATTTTTGTCGTGTTTTGAAGTGGACTAAAATTTGTGTCCAAATAATTGTTTGTTCCGTTAAAGGTCCATCCGCTGGTTGACCACGTTGCAGAGTTAACGTTCGTCATGCTTTGAAGAGTGATGAAATCAAGCAGGGCGGCGGAAGAGCAGGTCGGACTCATTAGCCAGAGTCGATCGAGTTGTTGATAGATCCCTGCGTTTTTTAATCCGCGTATGAACGCAATCGTTGCAAGCTTTTCAGTGTATCCGATCTCGATTCCACATGCAGACTTGACGGCTTTAAAATAAGCGGCCAGATCGTCATCAATGAATCTGATCCATGGTCGATAGATCGTCATATTAGAACGTTGTCTTAGGTGTCATGAGATAACAAGTGGTTGCTTGTGTTGCGGCCACATCAAACTTGATTTGAACAGCATTGGCGGCTCCTGGGTTTGGAAACTCATAAGCTCCCCCAGTGCTAAGCGTAACAACACAGTCTCTAGGAGCGTTTGATACATAGTCATAATAATAGGCAGTAGCGGCGGATGCGGCTCCGTAGCTGACTTTAAGTGTTGCGGTGATTGTGCCCGATCCTGCGACTGTTGAAAGTGCCGGAACATAGAGAATCAGTTGGTCCCATTTTTCGATCGTGATCAGTGTTGTAAGAGTCGTATTGGTTGTCATCGAGACGGTATAATAGGGGACTCTGTTCATGCGATTATTCTGGGCTAATCGGCTTTTTCGGGCAAGACGATCCTTTTGGGCCATCCTGAATCGAAGGAAACGGCAAGCTTATATCGATCAATGAAGGTTTTGACTCCGATTTTATGGATTTCGACGTGATGCTTTCTGCAGAGGGCAACGAGGTTTTCAAGCTCATCTCCTCCTGATGCACCCCTCGTGCGCAAGTGATGTGGGTCATTTGGCGGCCTACTCCCGCAAACCATGCATTGAGATTGACGAATACGTTCAAGATTTTCCTCGCTTTTAAGTGGAGCATTCTTTGGAAACTTCACGTTTCATTATAACTTGCGGACTTTTGAATTTCATACACAATGAGAGCATACAAATTTTAGAGTGCACGTTGCATTCTTAGGGGGAAAATGATGAGTAAAGTTGAAGTTTTAGCATTAGTGGACGTCAAAGCCGTGAGCATCGCAGCCGATATCGCAGAAATTAGAGCCGCCGTTGATTCAATCGTCGAAGGAGACAATTCAGCTCTTTTGGCCCGAATCGCCGAACTTGAATTGCAGGTCGCAGACCTCCAAGCGCGTTTGGCAATTTGTGAAGAGAAGCTTTCGCAGATTCGCATCATCGTTGCTTAATTGGCTGTAATACAATTGCCCTATCGAGTCGAACGGTCTTTGACTCGGTGGGGCTTATTTCGCAAGTGCAGATAAAGCCTTGAGTTAGGGTCATTGCTGCTCCGCCGCAAATTGTCCGGCAATCTCTTGTTTTTATACTTTCAGTGCATCCCATCAGAATGAGGAAGATTAAAACCTCATAATGGTACTTGTGCTGCATTTCTCGCAAATTCTGTTTCCAACATGGTGACTGAGGAATTTGGAATCACAGCGAAGGCAGTATCGAATTTGAGAGACGTAGGGTTTAAGGCCCATATAGTTTCTCAGCTTTTTCATGCTGTAACCTGAGAGATCAATTCCTACTTTTCCCGAGTGGACCTCAAGAGAAGATTCTTTAGTGTAATTTCGGCAATTCCCCACGGATCGGCCCATGATGACTATTGAAATTGATTCTGTGAATCCTGTCTCTCAACTTTTTGCTCGGGAAGATAAAAATCGCCGCTCCTGAAAATCCAGTATTCTTTGTCCATCCTGTTTACCCTTGCCGCCAAAGCTAGAACTTCGATGTAGAAAGCTATGTTGAAAACGACAGAGAAAATCGTAACGACTGATAAAATCAAGTTGATTCCGGTCATAAGGGTGCCCTCCAGTAATAAGTTGTGCCATTGATCTTTAGGGAATAATCGGAACTACTTTTGTCTACGAACTGAGCATAAACCCTTCCTGTATTGGTAAGCTCTCTTCCGATTCCCCACATTCTGGCCGCTCTTTTAAAAGAGTCCGATATTCCTCCCTTGAAGGGCTCCACTTCGGTCGGATCAGCGCCGTCTTGTTTCATTATCCAATCATTGGAAAACTTGATGGATAGCGTGCAAATAAAGCCTCCGTCGACCTTAGCGAAGCTGCACATCCACTTATCTGGCCCCATAATGGTGTCGAGTCTTTCCTGGATCGCTCGCGTCTTTAAATAAGGAACTATGGTTGCCCATGGTTGCTTCTTGGCGGTATCAAAGCCAGAGCTGCTGGCTCTCCATTCGATTTCTTCGGCTCTAAAGGGCGTATTAAGCTTTAGTTCTTCTTTTTTTGCATTATGGGTGATCATAGGAGCCTTCCTTTTGTGAGAAGCAAGTTTCGATCATCAAAATCAGCAACTACCCAGACGTGACGTTCACTGT